TACTTGTTACCTTTAATGTGGCCAAGTTTTCTAGCAAATTCGCTGTACTGATTTTCGCGAATGACGTCAGACTCTGCACATTCAGAAGCAGTCTTATCTTCGGGGATGTTTGACCACACCTTATAATTCTCTAACATAAGAGACTTCATGAGATCAACACCATCTTCGATTGATCTACCGGTTTTAACGAGGGGGTGATCTTCAGGAAGTTCGCCGCCGAGAATTTTGACTGTGTTTGTTTTATCCATAATGTTTAACTTGATTATGGATATATTATACCCTATTTAGCGCATTTTGTAAACCGGTATATCTCAATGAGTATCAGTAACTTATACACTGCGCTCAAACTTTTGCGAATTAATCACAAAATGGGAGGTCTTCAGGCAGCCAGACATACGAAGATATCACATATTTTGGTCCAGAAATAGGTGTGGCACCTTTATGCGGATACTGCCATGTTGGTGGAAAACAAACCACACTTCCAGCTTCAGGCTTTATAGCTACTTCTTCACCAATATCGAAGATCGTTTCTCCACCTTCTGCCACATCATTGAGGTACCAAAACATTACGACTGCGCGTTTGGCTGAGTTTTGATCAGAAGCATCAATGTGCCAATCAAATATTCCTTGATTTGGCTCGTACCTTTTGACTCGTGGGGCTTCATAATCTTTCAGAGCTTCGTAGCATACAAGACGATCTTTTAACTCGTTATGAGTCTTATCCATATAGAAGTTATTGACAGCTTGCATAAGTTTGCCCATTGGCTCACGAAAGTCAACGAATGCATCGTGGTTCAACATATTGATCTCATCAAAGTCGAATATCTTATTCTTTCTTTTGAGATAGTTTGGATCAGATTTGCTAACAGAGTCGTATGTCTCTATTATCTTCTGACACATGTCTAAAGGCATTGCGTCCTTTAGATGTAGAATATATTCAGCGAGGGTTTTGTGCATGGTATGAAGTAATTTTATTGACCATCTTTTCAAGCCAATCGTCAGTATTTTGTTTAAATACGATAGGCTCGCTCGAGCCATCAACAACCATAAGGATTACTAGTTGATCGATCGGTGTTCCAGTTCGTTCTTCAAACATCACAGCATAGGTACATGCTTGAATAAAATAGTCTTCAATATCCTCGAGGGACTTTACTCGTTTCGATGTTTTAAAGTCAACGATCGATAGTTTGTCATCAAACTCACCAATCAAATCTACTCGGCCAGCTGCTTGTAATTGATCAGAATAGAGAGGACATTCTTGAAGAATAACCTTTCCTAATCGGACATTCTTGAAGAATAACCTTTCCTAATCTTTCATCTAATACACCTTTAGCAGCATTAACCAATTGAAGAATATGCGGCATTGTTTCGCCTTGAAGGAAATCTTCTTCGTTATTAATATATCTCTCAACTGTATAGTGTAAAGCATTACCTCTTGCGCAAGCATGTCGAGTTACACGATTCGCTTCTTCTTCACCAACTCGCTTTCTCCACTCAATGATAGAAGCTTTTGTAAAGTATCCGAGAATGGTAGTGATTGAAGGATATGAAACTCCATCTGGAGTTAGATAAGATCTACCGCTTTTCTTTGTTTCGGTATCGAGATCTTCGTATCCAAGCTCAACCGCTTGGTGCTCAAAAGTCTTCGTTCTTGTTAAGTTCATCATAATCTATGTAATCTTCGTATTCAAATTTAACAGAGCGACGAGATTTATTTTCTTGCTTTTGATGTTTACGTCTTTTGCGGTCGAATGAATCACCGCTATACTCACGAGATTTTTTTTCTCGAATAGCCTTTGAGTTTCTCTTCATTTAATAATGATCAATATCTGATTTAGATCCAGCATTCTTTTTAATTTTCTTTAATACATCATTCCACTCTGTACCAACTCGTTTAATGGGGTGCATTGTATCGTGTGATATTCTAGCCACACCTACTATTACGTATTCCCAATCTTTTCCTTCTTGTTTTAAGACCTTCTCTTTATCGTTATACGAGCAAAGGATTTCTTTTACTTCACCCGTCTTTTTATTCTGTATATCGTAAGTTGGCATATTATGCAGCAGCAAACCATTTTGGAGTTGTTCTTTTTGACCATACCATACTAAATCTTTTTTGCTTTGTTTTGTAAAAAGCACGATATGATTTTACTGGATCATCAAACATACATTCAGGATTTGATTTCATAGCCAATGGAAACTTAGTAAGTGGACCGTATGGAATATTTGCTGGACCCCAAAATAATTCTTTGCGTAGAAGCTCGTCTGTTTTATGTATCTTACCATATCTATATGTATATTCATCGCATAATGCATTAAATAATTTCCAATGCCAACGATAGTTTTCAATCGTTTCCATAGTCCATTTAGTGCAAGGATGATGCATATGTACTGCTTTATATAACTTATTCTCACGTCCGTCGGGCAATTCCCAATAACGAGACATAGTTTTACCAGTTGATGATGGCCGTTTACTTTCTTTTCCATCAAGCATACGATGGGCAGTAGACAACATTTGAGCAGATTCAATGATCATTTTAACGACATGTTTATCGCAATGTTCTTGGGCTGCTTGTTGTGGATCTTCGTTTAGTATAAAAACATTCATAGATATAATTATATACTTATATATTAAATATGTAAATGTTTATTTTATTAGGTTCGGAAATGCTTTTTCAACGATGCTTGATGTGATATTAGTATATATCTTATCAAGTTCCTTATCTTTTGCAGCAATGAGTGCCTTTGCATCATTTGCATGTATTTGTTCTAGAAGACCAATAAGGATTCTTTCTTTTTTAACTATTGGAATATTATTTCCTTTTACGCAACTGCCTAAACCTTTAATAACGTTTTTTAATCTTACAGGCTCTAAACCAATTGGAGCATCCAATTCTTTATAAGGTGGTGCACCTTCAGGAAAGTCTAACTCAATAGACTTACTAAAAGCAAGTTGTAAGATGGTGCGAAAGGCAAATGTATCATGTTTCTTTAAAAACTTAATACGCGGTCCTTCTGTTTTGTATTCTTGAGCTTGTTCAAGAATTTCGTGTAATAGTATTTCTTTATTTGATTTCATGTGGAAAAAAGTCTGAAGCAGATGATACAAGATTGCTTAGCCTATTAGTAACTAAGTAATTTAATACCTTCATTTTCGGAGCTATCTTTGTGTTATTATATTTTTCGATTATTTCTTCTTTTATATTCGTAGGAATAAAGTCTAAATCAATCACCTTTTGATTTCTTTGGTAATTACGATAAACATTTTCTGGCATTACGCCACGTAGATTGTCAAAGTTTTCTAGCCAAGCCTCGATCTTTTTCTTTGAGAGAGGTGTTTGGCGAGATCCTTCAGTAATGAATACATCATCGCTACTTAATACGTTTGGTACACCATCACTTGAATCACCTCGGAATATATGTTCTCGAATGTAACCCACTGGATCATTCTCAGTAATAAGCTTTTTCTTCATAGGAGAGAATTGCTTTACATTTGAATATTTGTGCAATTGAATAAAATCTTTGTCTGCAGATACGATCATTACCTTTTCGTTTTTGCCAAACTCTTGTGTTTCTTTAACTAAGGTTGCGATAATATCATCAGCCTCAATATTGCCAAGATGTAAAGATACCCACGGTAGATTATCTGCAACTTCTTCTCGAATCTTAGTTAATGTATTAAAGAAAAAATCCCAATCCATATTAGAATTATCTCTTGCCTTTTTGCGGTTCGCCTTATATTCAGGAAATACGTCTTTTCGCCATGATCCTCCATCGCATGCTAAGATCATCTGACCATATTCTTCTCTAAACTTTGTATTATACATACGAATAGAGTTGAGAACGACATGCCTGAGCATATCTTCAGTTGGGGTTTCGGTACCTTTTGATTGCGCAAAGAATGCCGCAACCGCGATACCTGAGTAGTCTACTATTATAATGACGCACCTCGCGTTCTATATTGTTTATTCATAATGTATATTATACAGTAAAAAATGCTAAATGTAAACCGCTAAATTACTTCCATAGGGCCTTAATATGGGCGCGGTGGATCTTACCCCCGACGAAGGCATTGTGATATTCATCAGGTTTCAACAGAACCTCTCTTAGTATTTGCTCACGTAATTCCATATAATTGAGCTCTCCCTTGCTTTTACACAGATATAGTATTTCTCGATCGAAATGGTCCAGCCCGTTTTCTTCTACGAGCATCTTTACTGCCTCACTGGAGCCGCAGTATTTTTTCCAATCTGACTCTTTGAAAGACCGTCTTTTACGCTTTTTGCCTTTAAGTGGTGGCTTCGTTACCTTTGAAAAGAATCCTTTCTTTCCAATATACTTCATCTTTGTTTTTTTATCTGTGACAATATAGACAAAACCCATATTATCTTCAATCATTTCAGAGGTAAACTCTTCACCATTATAACTCCACATAGAGTTATTTATTCAATCCACGAACCGTCTTCTTGCCTCCGCTCTTTGAGTAATTCGTAATCTTTTTCTTTAGATCCGCCATCGTATTGCCATGCGTATCCTTTAATGACCATTATTTCATTGATAGAACAGCTATATTCACTGGTGTAAAGCCAACCGAGTATTCTTCCGTACTTTCCTTCTTTTTCTGTACGTATAATAACATCATCAGTATCAAGCTTTTCTTTAATAAACTCTTTAGCTTCTAATCCAAGTTTCTTTTCTGCAAGGTCTCGAGTACGTGATTCTGGTGCATCGATTCCTGCAACGCGAACTCGTTCTTTCTTTGTAAGACCGAATCCTAAGTCAATTAATACGTCGACAGTATCTCCATCGACAATTTTTACTATTTCTTTTACTTTGTATGTAAACATTATTCTTCCTCCATGTCTATTAATTCTTCTTCTCCATAGTTTTCTGCTCCACAAAATGGGCAGTACATAGGAACTAAATCAGGATCTACATCCTGTTCTCTATATTG